GGCATGCACGCTTTGCTGGTTTGACCCTGAGTACAGTGTGGAGTTGGTTGAGATGGAACATGAGCAGTACAATTTGCTCGTTCGGACTCTCTTCAACCTTTTCTACGAGACGATGTTTGCTTTGGGTAGTGGATCTGGTGAGACCACTCCGAAGAACAACATCTCAACTGGCCTGATGTACTACATAGCATACAGGACTTGGAAACGTGATGGGGCGTACCTCACGCCGATGCAGGCGTGGGAACGACTTGACAAATGCACTGTCTGGTCTGGAGATGACTCCGGAGCAGCAGACCTCCCCTTGAAACAGCTGCAACTAGCGGCGGCTTGTTTGGGGTTTATTGTCAAAGGAAAGATGGTCGAGAAAGGGACGAGTGGATACCAATTCCTCGCCAGAGATTACACTGCGGAAGTTTTTTCTGGATGCCCGGACTCATGTGCCTCACTCTCACGACAGCTACCGAAATTCTTCTGTTGTACAGGGAGAAACATTGACCCCACACAGATGGCAGTATTGAAGGCCTTGTCGTTCTATATCACAGACGGCAACACGCCAGTGCTCGGCGAGCTCTGCAAACGAATTTTGGACCTCGCTGGGGGCCAATTCGATTCAACTCAATCTACCATCAGTCTAACACTGCCACGCGAGGCGGTGCTAGCGAATGTCAGTTACTCTACACATGCAACAATCGACGAAGATGCCGATGGCAAAATCGTTGTCACAATTGATCCTGAACGGCAATATCCAAACAACCCTTCAGATGAGTATTTCCACCACCTTGCAATTGGGGGAGATCTCGAATCTTTTGATACAGATCTTTTTAGGACCTGGCTCGACAGCGTTAGCGGAGTACCAGAACTACTTGCAACAGTTCCAGTCTGCATGCATCCTACCACAACATGGAATGGACAACTCCTCCATCTTGATGGTTTCCCAGTTGGCGATGATTCATTGTCACAGCCTTGTCTCTTGTGGACTAAGGACGGACCAGCTCTCAAGCGGCATTATCGTAACTTGGCAGCTGAACGGCAAAGGACTTCAGATGCAGCTCCAAAATCCGATTTGGGCAAATCCATCAGACCGGAGCCATCTCACAGAGATGGACCTCCAGCAGATGCGAAACGCTCCAAGCAGGATGGAAAGGACAGGAAGCATGGTGGCTCAGGAAAACCCCCAAAGCCCGGCAGCACCACAGCCAAACCCGACCACGGCGCAAAACCTCCGAAAGAATCCAACGGAGGCAAGCCTCCCAGCAAGCCCAAGGGTGGACACGATCCCCCGAAACAGCACAAGGGAGCACATGCCCATGGCGGGAGCAAACCACCCCCGAGGGGTTTGCAGACCGATGGCCCCCGGAAGGCCCCAACTGGAAACAAACACAACAAATCCCGCGACGTTGTGCCTGTTGGAGCTGATGGTGAGGCGGTCAAAGGAGATATGCGACGAGCACGCACGGAATCTCCAGGCTGGTCAACAGTCCGCCGCAGAGACAGAGGAAGGTCTCGCGAGCGGACAGTGAAGAATGGCGAGAAGACTTAGATAGTCACAGATGGCCTACGGGGCAGTGCGTACAGGCGCTGTCTCTTGTCCTGCAAAACGAATCGTTGCAGGGTCCCGTAGGCCAGAAACAAGACAAATCGATACTAACAACATCATGACAAAAGGTCAAGAACGCAAGATCAAGCAGCTGACGAACCAGCTCAACTCGAAGAAAGCAATCAGTAAGAAGAAGCAACCACAACAGCTCCAAATCACTCGGACCCCCGTTCCTGCAGCCCTTGCGGTGCAGGTGGTCCCTGGTAAGCCGAACGTGGCGCACAGTGCGAGAGGCACTCGGGTAAAACATGCCGAGGTTTTCTCATCCGTGCTTGCGAGCATCAACTTCATGACTGCATCGTGGGATCTCAACCCGGGTCAGGCAGCTCTGCCTTGGCTGCGCAACATCGCCGGCAACTACACCAAGTACAAGATCCATTCTTGGTCGGCACGTTACGTCCCTGTGGACACCAACTCCAGTAAATCTGGTAGGGTCTACATGGGATTTGACTACGATAGCGCGCACCATGTTCTCTCCACAAAGTCGGACATCACCAACCTTGAAGACAATGCCAGTGGCATGGGTTACAAGGATCTATTGGTTAAGATGACACCATCTCTGGCGCAAGCTGGGGTGCAGTGGAAAAGGATCCGGCAGGGTCCTGTAGCAGGAGCAGCCAATCTTTACGACCCAGCAGCTTTCTTGTTTGGAACCGAAGGTTTCGACTCGAACTTTGAGCTGGGCGAGATCTGGATGAGTTACGAC